ATAGAATTCGGGTAAACCATATTTTACTTGCACCCGGACAAGTGGCTTACCGGGATAAAGTTCGCATACATCTCCCTCCTTTAAATGAAAAAAGTTTTTCCTAATGTTAGTGCGCTCTATGTTGGCTTTAGCTGTACTGTTTCTGATCTTTCGGTTAATATCGGACCGTACCCACGAATAATGATGGCAAAGTATACTTTCTGTGTACTCAATGCCTTTAACGATGTTAAGCGATCTGCTGGGATCAATTCTTATTTGCCCGTTGATCCATGCATTCGGGTAAAATCTATTAAACTCATGCCTCGTAAACTCATACATCTTGTGAATGAAAGGGATAAGTGTAATATCTCTACCTATTGTAAGGGATGGCGATTTTACATAAACATTGCAAGGGCATACGATCCCATTTAAATTAGGATTATCTATAAACATTTGCTTGCCTAACTCGAAATCCTCTTTATCATAAATTTCGTCACTGTCGAGAGTTACAAAATGAGTATACCCTAATTCCTTAGCTATCTTTAAACCAAAGTTTCTTTTATCTGTTTCAGCGTGTAACGCATAGCTAAACTGTGGCTCCCTGATAAATAATTCATTAGTTTTCCACTTTTCTGGTATTTCAAAAACTTCTCCATAGTTGCTTTTTTCAGAACCTACAATTATAGCACCATCAACTAGTGGACGTAATGCATTGTATGAATACTCTAATAAATCCCAGTCTGACCATACGTTGTAAATTAAACAGATTTTCATAGAACATTCAGGTTTGCGAACTCACCAAAATATTTTATTGCAGCTTCGTTATATGCTTTTGCCGCTTCTTCTGCTGTTTTAAAGTACCTACAATAAACCGATTTCCTGTTTATATTAACTCTGGCTCTAAATGATTTATGATTTTTATTGTAGTCAACACCCCTATATCCGGTTGTATTATTTCTTTGCTTTGTTGCGTTTCTATTGTTGTTTTGAACTGACGTTGATCTTAAGTTATCGCGTGTGTTGTTTAAACCATTCCTATCTTTATGATCAACACATTTAGGGAATCCCATTAGTAACTGATGCATCCCAAACCCCTGCGTTCCTCTTATTGGATGTGGTGCATTAGTCCTACAATAAAACGTGTTTCTTCCTTTGCTTAATGACCACTTATAATTTGATAATACATCATGATCTAAATCATTATAATAGCAAATTTGATTACCGTACTTCTGTGACTTTAAAATAATTTGTTTCATAAAAAAGTTAGCCCCGCTAAACTGAGGCGATCCACCAGCCTGAATAGGCAAGAGGCACAGAATAACGAGGCATATTTTTAATGTTTTCATTGGTGAATCGCAGTGCTAATATAGTAAAATTATTTCCAAAATCCTTTAGGACATTCTTCTTCTTCTAATGAAGCCTTCGCGTGAAGTTCACACCAGCATTCACCGCAGAAAATACCCCTTTTAAAGGGACATTCTCCGCAAATCTTCAGCCTCCTATTAGCCATGCGTGAACGCTTCGAGAATAAAAACCGCAACCAACCTTTAATTATGTTTATCATGGCATCCCCTGGCAATAAAATACCACTCCTTCTTTTGGTGTTGAATACCCTGGGCCAATGTATGCAAGATGTGAGCCACCTGATTGGTACTTCATTCCTAATCTACTAGCAACAATTGAAGCACAAGTCATATCATGTCGGTGATCATCCCATGAACCTGAAAAGCATCCTGCCTTTGCGGACTCTTTCCATTTGTATAAGAATTCCATTGCTATCTCACTTTTAAGATTTAGTCCAACCAATCCAGCAGAGAACATTATAAACCCTCCTGTTTCCTGTTTCATTTCTTCGTCAGTGACTTGGAAGTAATTACGCGTGTGTTGGTTCGTCCATCGTCCGCAATAATGTCCAGCCTCTTCCATGAAATAACCATCTCTTTTTATAATATCTTCAATTTTTGATAAGTCGCCATGAAGGTACATCGATGAGTCAACCCATAAAACTATATCGTCATATTCAAATGCTTTTTCAATTGTATGGATTTTAAATTCGTATGGGCTTTCTTGATGTGTAGGACTTCCTATTTCTTTATAATCAGTAAACATCAATCTATTGTATCCAAAAGTACCCGGATTACTATCACTAGATAATGATCTATTCAAACGATTCTGAGGACGTTTGTAAGCGTCAGTGCTGAAGTTTACTACAATCATCTTGCGTATATAAGGTTTTCCGGTGAGGTATAAATAACTTTGAAGTCTTTCAGCATTTCATCAAGCTTTATTTTCTTTAATGGATCTCCGTTTGTCTCAATACAAATCAATTTTGTTTCTGTTAAATCAATCTGTTCTAAAACTTCTATTTCCAAGCCTTCAATATCTATCGAAATGAATTCAAACTTCTTAAACTTCCATCGGTTCATCGCTGTTTTCCATCGGTAACAATCAACTGTAACTTCTTCATACTTAACTGTACGTTTGAATCTGTCAGTTTCTTTTTCGATCAACGTGCTGACTAGACCAACATCTCCAGTGTGAACAAGTTCGCCAGATTCGTATAATATTACTTTACCGTTTGTTGTTCCGATGGCGTAATTGTAAAGATAAAAGCATCCTTTAGTATCTTGATACAATTGCTTAAGCTTTGCAAATGCACGCGGTGAAGGCTCAATAAGAATTCCACACCAACCAAGTTTTGATAATGCGTAAGTATTTGAAAAAGTAATCCCATCGTTACTTCCACAATCTAGGAACGTTCCTGTCTGTCCTTTGAAGTAATCAAGTATTATTTGCTCTTCGTTATTCTGTGAATTCATTTGTAAAAGTAGGCTATGTTTGAAATTGATTTACAAACTGGTGTTTCACCTATTGATTTAAAATAATCCTCACAGGCGTCTCGACATCCCTTTAATTCAATATCATCAATAATAACTAACCCGCCTTTAATAACTTTCGGGTAAAGGTTTTGTAAGCAAACTAAAGTTGAGTTATACAAGTCTCCATCTAAACGGAGTATTGATATAGGCTCTATAACATAATCAGGTAATATATTTTCAAACCAACCTTCAACTAATATTACGTTTTTTTCAGTACCAGTATTCTTTAAATTAGTTATAAAGTCTTCTCTTGGTACTATAGTCGCTCCGCTTGTTTCTAATTTCTGTTTTCCAGGATCAGGTAACAACTTTTGTTCTGTCGGTGACAATAACATAATACCAGGCATCTGATCATCTCTATTACTTGGTAAAGGAATGCCAGCGAAACTGTCGAATGCATATATTTTTTTACTCGGAGCACCATAAGCCATGGCGATAATCTGCGCACCAGCAGCAACGCCACATTCTACATATACTCCTTCTTTGTCTGCGTATTTTTTAGCATGTTCATAAGTAAACATTAAAGTTTCTTCAGAACTATAAGCTATTCGTTTGGCGTAGTCTAGTGGGGTCATCGTCTCATAATTGGTTTACTGTGGTAGTCGTAATGATACATCTCAATTGGTAAATGAATTTCGTTCTTTAGAATCTTTCTGTCATGAACTTGCTTTGCCCAAATGTAGTCTTCTTGAACGTACTGATGTGGAAATCTTATGTGTTCTACTAATGACTTTTTATAACAGCAAAGATGGTTTGGAAATCGATAGTAATGCCCTCCTCGTTCGTTGTAACTTTCTCCCAGCTTTATAGTGAAGTTCTTTCTATCCTTTCCGTTTGTTGTCATGTGACCGATGAATGTAACCACGTCCGGCCCGCTCTCAATTGCTTTCATCAACTCATCAACATAGTACATCGGGACTAAATCATCATCATCGATAAATGAAAAATACTCCCCTTTGCAGTTTGCAATTAATTCATTACGCTTCATACCTGTTGTAATCTCGCGCCCAGCCTCGTGATACATTATCTCTACTCCTGAATTTTTAGAAACTTGAGGAACAAGTATATTCTTAAGCCTCGAAAGTATATCGCTTCTTTCTGGAAGTGTAGGTATAAGGATGCTTAACTTCATAACTGTCCAAAAATATCATGTGGAATAAATTCACTAATGGATGTGTCGTCATCAAAAATAAAATCCCTTCTAAATTCTACGATATAAATTGATCTCCAGAAATAAGGCCACATAATTTCTCGTTTAACAGAATATAAATAATACCCTTCAAGTTTAAATTCAACACAAACATCCACAAGGTCATTATATCGTGTTACAATTTGTATCTGAGTGATGTAACCTTCAGTTATCATATAGGGAATCCTAACACTTTACGTTTTGCAAATACTGCCTTGCCTTGATCCCAATTCTTTGCGCTGTTACGGTATGTGTCATCGTCTGGAGCTTTACCAACGCTTACGTGTTGATGTTCAAACTTTAAATGTGGTGCGTATTTCATAGCTCCTAATTTGCGTGTAGTCCAATACAAATCCTCATCGCAAAACATTGATTTATAATCTGAGTGCCAAAAATAACCAAGCCTTTCATATAGCGCCCTGTTCATTATTGGAATCGTTAATACAGGAACATCGAACTTTTGCAAGCAATCATCAACTTTTAAAAGTAAGGGCCTATCCTCCCCTTCGAATTCTTTCAGCACTGATAGACCCCAATTTTCAGGACAATCAAAATCATCACTTAGATAAATTAATATATCGCCTTTGGCAATTTTGGCAGCGTTATTCGTTGCTTCAACTACTGATTTATTGTGATTATAAATTATCTTAACATGAGATTCAAAATGATGATATAGCATATTGCACTCCGGTGTCTCCTGAAAATACATTGACCCGTATGGCGAATAGTCATCACTATCAAGGCTGAGTATTAACTCTACTTCAACTGATCCTTTATTTCTAAACCAATTTCTAGCGTTGAGGTTAGATTTTTCAGCCCTTCCCCTACTCGGATGTATCAATGAAATCAAAGCCATGCTAAAATTATTAATGTTGTTATTAATATAATGCCGATTATAACCCTGAAAACTAAGCCAAAAACATAATCATTAGTGTAATATTTGAATGGATTCATAGCCATGTTACATTTATCTTTTTATTATGAACGTAAATCGAAAAAAGTCTCTCTAAAATGAACGGTGCGAGTGGGTAAAATGGCATCCCTATCAACTTCATTAATCTTTCCTGATCAGCAGCGTCTTTCTTTGCCAAATTAGTGTACCCGCTGTCCACAGTGACCATTTTCGTAAGTTCCGGGTCATGAATCATTGCTTCCATAGCTGGATTTAGCCATTTATAAACGTAATCTTGGTAAATTTCAGTCTTAGCCATGAAGGCGTTCTGATAAATCGGAATCTTTACCTCACCAGGGCATTTTTGTCCGATAGATTGGCAAACTTTATCGATAGCCGCCCTAAATCCTTTATGCCAGTGGTCAGCAGCAGTCAACATCTTGTGGTATTTGGTGTTACAGGTGAAAGAAAGCACATCGTAGTCGCTGATTATTATTTCTTGGGTTAATTCTCGCGGTCGGCAGACGTTCATCTTGAATTTCTCTCTGAGTTTCCAGCTACAGACTCCTATTTTGTCAGATTTGGTTTCCATAACAAGCTTTGAAATAGGTGTATTCTCAAAGAAAATGGTAAGCGTTTCATTATAGTATAAATCAGAAAAAGGATAACAATGTACCTTTTGCGCATCATCATAGTAGATCTGAATTAACTTCGCAGCCATGTAAGAACGTCTCTGAAGCAAGTACCGCAATTCATATTCTTATGGGCCTTATTTTCCTTATTGTATAATTCAAAAGCTTTCTCCCATGAAAAAGAGCGCCTAAAAACGGATACCTGCCCGTTGGCTGTGAGTTCTGCGAGTATTTCAGCCTTTCCCATACCCAAATTTAAAAATTTTTAAATCAATAACAATAAAAAAGCCTCAGATTTCTCCGAGGCTTTCATATAGTTTAAAATTTATTAAGCTTCCATTGCTTCTAAATATGATTGAGTCAACGCAGGCGTTTCGCGTAAAAGCCTCTTAGGAAGGTATCTCTCAGTTCCTACAAGTGTCAATTGAGTGAAGGTTGAATCTGTTGACTGACGGCCAGTTCCACCGGTTGTTGCCGGATCAGAACTTAAACCATTTTCAGCACCCCAGATCTGAAACTCTCCAGCATTTGATTTTGTAATTACCACCAATTCAGCAACGCTTGCGTCTTCAATTACTCTGTCCGTAGTTGGGTTATTATTCGCCAATCTAAGGGTCATAGTTTGAATGTAAGACACGTTACCACCATCACCGTTCTGTTGTTGCCATACAGCATCGTGGCTAAATTTAACCGATTCAAAAGCATAGATTGATCTATACGTGTTGAATTCTAAATCAGTTATATAAGCTTCGAGTGTGACATCAATAGGTAGTCTCAAATCTCCAAGATTAAAGACCCAGACTTTTCGATATACCCCGCCAGGCTTTTTTAAGTCCTCGCAGTTTATATCGAAACCGTCTGATATGCCGCAGTCTAATGCCATAATTAGTAAGCGATGGTTGTTAAATCACACTGAATAAACTGAGCACCGAAGCGCATTTCACCTTGGATATAAGTGGTTTTAGTGTCACATCTGTAGCAGATCTCAAGGTTGTTAAGATCAGCAGCAGACTCAACACCAAATACTTGATTTTCAGGGATAGTCAAAATTGCGAAGTGACGCAATAAATCATAGTAAGGGTTGTCTGTGTCGTTCTCCAGCGTGAAATCAGCAATCCATAAAGGAACCAATTCAATGCCTCTATAGTACAATTTTGCACCAAGTCCGTCCTGACCAGCTTTCCAAGAACCTTCTACACAGCAGTTATTAATGATGCTGTCGTAGTAGTTTTCCCACATAGATCCGGTAACAAATAACTTTGTTTTGCCAGATGCCATGAATTGTTTAAGAAGCTGAGTTGAGTTACCCCACATTAACCGGAAAGTATCGCGAGCCTGATCAGCATTTAAAGTAGAATTATGCGCATTTGGTAATGCGTTGGTAATAGGCTTGATACAATATGAAGCAAATGAATCCAGGTACTTAGTCCAAAGTCCATCAATGGTTGTAAAGAAGTTAGATGAACTTGAAAAAGAGTTGTTACCGAAAAGGTACACCTTCCAAATATCCTGACGGGCTTGTTCTGAAATCTCATCCAAGATTACAGTACGAAGTTTGCCTCCCAATTCATAACCGGAAAGACCATCGCCAATCAAATTAGAATCTCCCAGTACTGTCCATGTAGATAAAAGACCCTGAAATTCCTTTTTACACCACGACTTGTTGATTTCGAAAAGTCCGGTGTCAATCTTACGATCTGTTATTGATCCTGCCTGTGTGTAGGTAGGATCGCAACTAGCTGTTCCTTTTTCAAGAACACGGGTAAGCGGTTGAACCAAGTTCAAGTGCTGACCAGCGCGAATGCCTTGCATGACCGTGGCGAACTCGCTAATAGCTGGGGTGTTAATCTTTGGCTTTTGCAAAAGATCGGTATTCATCATACCATGATATGTATAGCTGGTGTTTAAATCAGGCGTATACATTGAGTTTTTAATTTCGATACGTGCCATTATTTTACGAGGTTACGGTTTTTAAAAAATTGTAAAGCTTCTTCGCCCATCGCATCGCGTTCAACTTGCTGATTGGCATTCTTAATTACTGGGCCTTTAGGTAAATCATTTAGATCACCCATCGTCTTACTTGCTTCTTCCTTCAGTTTCAGAAAGTCCGTTTCGATAGCCTTAACCCGGTTCTCGAATTTTGTTGCTTTAGCTTCTGCACCAGCCGCTTGAGCTTGAGCCGCCTTTGCTGTTGCGTCTGCTAATTCCTTAGCGTTTTTAGCTTCTGCTAATTGCGCTTCAAGTTCTTTGATTTTATTGTCCATTTCTTCAGTTTGTTGTTGATTTGCTGGTGGTGGCGCTTCTGTTACTGCTGTTATCGTACTTTGATCATCCACAGAAATGGTTTTACCACTTGCTAAAGGATAATCACCAGCCGGTAAAGGTGATCCATCTTCCAAATACACACTTTTTCCAGTCCAATTCTCATCTTCGCTTTCAACAACAACAACACGCCCATCAGCTAAAGCTTCAGTAAACGCGTTTTTGAATGAATTGAAGGCTTGAATCATGTTTTGGACTCTTGCCCAAATACCTACGTTTTGTTTCATTTTTAATTTTTTAAGGTTTACTGTTGCTACGGCCTTGATGGCATCTACAGCCTCATCGATGAAGCCCATTTTTACTGCCTCATCAGCAGTCAGCCATGTTTCGTTATCGTATAACTCCCACAGCTTTTCTTTTCCGAGTCCCGTTTTGTTCAGATAGACATTTATCAAAAGCGTTTTGATTTGGTCTAGTTGATCCGCAACGTGTCTCAAGTCTCTTGAATCTGCGGCTGATTGCATACCCGTAATCTTTGGATTATGGATCATGAATCTTGCACTCTTATTCATTATTATTGGATCGCCCGCCGCTGCTATTAGTGTAGCAATGGAAGCGCATGTACCCTCAATGTTTGTTATTACTTTTTTGCCCGAATTCTTTAAGGCATTATAAATTGCCTCACCTTCAAACACATCTCCACCCGGAGAAACTATGTGAACGATTAATTCTGATTCGGATTTATTCTGATCAATCTGATTGCGTACATCTTCAGCACTAATTTCATGCTGTCTTACGTCTGTCCCAATACCTCCGTAAATGTAAATATGTCCCGCCATGGACACGAAATTCCGAAGATTTCAAATGTTCCACGTGAAAAAACTTTTTCCTACTGGAATTTCTTAAGAATATATCTAACGTTTCTGTCTGTCATGTGGGTTATGTCAGCTATTTCGGTTTGTGTTTTCCCCTGTTTCCATAATTCATACACTTGCTCATATCCTGGCCAGCTACAGGAAATAATACCGTCCTTTATCATCTTGTTGACAGTCTCAGATGGGATGTTATATTTTTTTGAAAGCTCATTCATATCTAACCAAGTTTAGAAAGTTTTTCCCGGAACTCAACTCGTCTTCCAACAGCTCTACCTTCTGTCCATGAAACAACCCCAGGCGGTAAATTCTTCAAAGCATTCGCGGTTATTAAGGCCTGTTGTGTTGAGCTTATATTTTGATTGGTCACGAAACCTCCATCATAATAACCTTTTCTCATTCCTTCTAACGCTTGGATGTGAGGTTGCGCAGCAGGTGAGTAGTTTACTGATTGCGGAACTACATACTCTCCTTTGTGAACAACACCAGCAGGTTCGTATTTCCCTCCTGACCCTGTAAATCCACCTTCAGCGAATTGTACACCATTAATCTGTGCTAGGTTGGCCAAACCTTCAGCTATAGCTATACCAGCGTAAGCCGCTCCCAAAGCCGGTGAAGCATAAGTGGGAACCGGAAGAAATGCAGCTTCATACGCTTTTTGTGCTGCTGAGTATGTTGAAATAATAGTCGATGCACTCGCGAAAGCTTTATAAGCGTCCGTCTGTTCTCCAAATAAAGCCGACCCACGGGCAAAAATATCTTGTGTTATAGCCAGTTGATTTTGGTCAGCCTGTGCTTTTAATTGATTGGCTATAATCTTCGCTCTTACGTCATCATCATAATATTTTTTATTTACAGCCAATAAATTATCGGCTAATTCTTTCTGTGCGTTTATAGCGTTATTAGCTGATGTCTGTGGTACTTCTAAAGTACTTACCGGGATTCCTGATTGTGCTGTATCTGCATTTGAGCCTGAATCAATTCTTTTAGACCTTTCCTCTAATGCAATTTGTTCCCGA